ACCGATGTGTGGTCGACCGATGTGTGGTCGACCGATGTGTGGTCGACCGATGTGTGGTCGACCGATGTGTGGTCGACCGATGTGTGGTCGACCGATGTGTGGTCGACCGATGTGTGGTCGACCATCGGATCGGTCATGAACTCGATCGTGGAGCGGTCAAGCGAAAGGTCGGGTTCCTCGGTTGCTGCGGTTTGGGTAACGTCGGTTGTTCGAGTTTGTGCGGCCAGTGAATCGTCTCCTTGTCTGACCCCATCGGTTCCTACAAGCGTTTCGCCGGATCCATCGCTGCCATTGATCACGCCAGGGGAATTGAAACTCCCCACGTCAGTTTGCGAGGTCGCGTCCGCGATTGACGGCACCGCCAGCGAGGGGTCATCGGTCGGCGGTTGCCCCACCGAGGCGAGCGGACTCATCGGTTGCGGAACCGGCGGCATCGTCGCGATCTGTGACCCGATCGATCGCGCGGGAATCCCGGTCAGTTCTTGCATGAACTCGATCGCGTCCACCCGGCGATCACCAGGATCGTTCTTCTTTTCGTTTCGCGGATTTAATGCCATTTGACTATGCGGCTGTGATCACGTTCTTGATGGTCATTGCGGGAGAAGTGCCTTTGACGTATGCCTGCACTTTCATCTGCAACGGAATCTCGTCCTTGCTTGCCGTCGAGTAATTGTGCGCGATTCGGCGAGTCTGTGGGAACGTGAAAATCGTCGAATAATCCGACACCGCCGTGGGGAGATTCGTGGGGGCAAAGGTCAGCACCGCCGCAGCGTCAGCGGTGTTGTCGGTCATGTACTCGTCGTATGAGTCAGCCCCATACGGCACGGCGAAGTCCATCGTGATTTTGCGTCCAAGCGATCGAAAGCACCCCGGCGTCAATCGGTTTCGGAACAACGGCTTGAGCGTGTTTTCGACCGTGATGTCGAACGAGATCAACGGGCTGGTTTCGCCCCCGTAAGTAAGTGCAGCGTCGCCGAGCAACCATGGGTATTGCGCCGTGGCTGCCAGTGCCAACGCAGACGGGAATGTGATGCCTTCCTCCACAACGCCGAGGAAACTAAGGGCCATTTGGACGATCTGGCCTTGCTGGTCATCAGGATTGGATCGACCGCGGATGACCGCACGGTTGATAACACAATAGCGATACCCGTGATCCACGTTGTCTCGCTCGAGCGAGAGGTCGAAAGGAACGGCGTCCCACTTTTCCTTGGTCGTTCTCACGTCAGCGATTGCAGCGTCGGTGTTCCCGACAATTGCGGCAAGCCAAGGAGCGATCTGGTTGGGTCCGATTTCCATGATCAGACCACCGGAAACGAGCCGTTGGCCGTTGCGGAGTTTGAGCGAACTGGAATCCATCCAACCTGTGATGCCGCGACCGCCGACGACGCTGTCGCTGTAGTTCAGGTTTTCGACGAGGATTTCTTCTCGCGAAGTCGCCTCCACAAAATCCTCATCAACGCCAGTGCCGCTCGGCGCGAATCCAAACTTGGTGTTGATACCAAAACTGCCGCAGAAATTACTCATGAGTGGGTCTACCTAGCTTCTCGGGTTGTGGTCGTAAGGAGGATGAAGAGCATCTCGAACCGCCGATCGGCATCGTCATCGACGTCGTATTTTGGTTCTGAGTGATTGGAATAAAGTTCGCCGGGGATGTTCATGATTCGTCGGCTCGCGAAAAGGTTTCGGAGTCGTTCGATTGTTTTCATCGAATCGGGGAGATCCGTGAACTGCCCGGTGGTGACGCCCTCGGCGATGACGAGAAGTGTCGTGCGTTCAATGTCGTGGGTACTCGAGTACGTTGTCACCGTCCGGCTCCCGACGGGCATCATGTAGGTGCCCGCCTTGAAGTCTTTCGTCACGCGGTTATTGCGAAACCCTGGTATCTGGCGTCGCAGGTCAACGGCGCGTGCGCCCGGCGGAAGTATCGATTGAACAATCTCGCGATGTTTCTTCGCGATTTCCAGGTCGTTGTAGCGAATGAGTCCGGTTGTCACGGTGTGTCACTCCCGGCAAGATTTTCAGGATAGTGGACCGTGCCAGAACGCGATAGTGCGACCGGATGCTCGCGGCGAAGTGTTGCCTCCTGCTCCATCGCCAGTCGGAGTTCCCGATCGGCCATCTGGATCGTTTGCCAGTACTCACCGGCTTCACCACGACCGACACGGCGAAACTCCGCCTCGGCGTATCGCTGGGCGGCGTTGTAAGCGAACGGTGGAAAGTCAAGTTCCTCGGTGATGATTCCGCCTCGGTCCTCGATGCCAGTGATGGATGCGTCTTCAAGGACAATCGTTGTTTTGTTGGTGACCGATTTGATGCGAAGCGTGTGCTCGGTCACGTTTGCATCGACAACGCCGAACGCGTATTCACCGTCGGGCCGCTCGGCATCCTCAGAGACGAGCAAGATACCACCGTTAAGGATCGTCGTTGGCAGTCCGGAGTCGATCGTAGCGGTTCCGTTGGTGATCGCGACGGAGCAGCAGTCGTGAACGATTCGAGCGACTCGTGGGTTTCGGTGGTACGACACCGAGATCGTCGTCTTTGTTGCGGGAGCGGGCACGAATCGGAGTTCCGTGGTCCTGCCGTCGGGGCGATTGGTTCGCACGGAGGTTGCTGCGAAGACGGAGTTCGGTTGCCCGTCCTGATGATTCAGGAGAGTTCGGTATTGCATGGCACCGACATGCAGTAGGTTGACGTCGGAGTCTTCGTCGCGAATGCTGTAAATTTCTCGAACCGTGTCGGTCAGTGCATGGCGATCGTCGACGATGGTAAATCCAGTCGATGCGTTCGCTTGACCATCACGGAAGTCATCGATTTGAAGCGACCGTGCGTTAATGCGTCGATAGATTCGATACAGAATTCCTCGGATAATCACCGAGGACATGTCGGTCCACTCGGGAAGATCGTCTTTGGCAAGGTCGATGGTGATCACCCCCGATGCAGAGAGAGTGCCTGTCGTGGTGATGGGTGCGTTGAGTGTTATTGTTTCGGTGGTATTGTAACCTGACCACCGATGTCGTGATTGAGCCTGATTCGCACCCCAAGCCGCAGATCGCAGTGCCCTGCGACGGTTCACTGGATCATCGGTTGCGTCCTCGGTATCGAGAACGTGCGAGAATAGATCGTAGAGAGTTCGGTTCATATTTTTTTCAAGCGATCGTTCGGATGGCGTTGGCAGAGGCAGCGTCAGGAACACGGTACGTAAACTTATGCTCGATACTCTTGTAAAGAACGGTGAACGCATACAACCCGTTGCCTTCGGTAATCAACGATGAGCGAACCAACAAAAATGTGACCGAGCCATCATCGCTCGTCTTTTTCGGGTTATTGATGTTGATGAGCGTCGACGCCGTTGTAAAAGATATCGGGTCATCGAGTTCAGCGGTGACTCGCACATTAGGGATGCCGATACCATGTTGGTTTTTTACCCAGACGGTGACAGCGCAAAGCGACGGATCGTCTGCGCCAGTGATCTCGACTGCCGTGACCGTCAGCGTCACCGGCTCGTCGTCCTGGTCGACCGTGAACGCCTGGGCCGTGTGTGCTGCGTAACCGCCCGATGTCGTGACGAGGCCCTTGTAGTCGCCATCGTCAAGGTTGAAGATCACCACGCCGCCTGCGATCGTGTTACCGAATCGACCGGCGATCGTCGCACCTGCTGCCGTCTGTATGGTGACCTTGGCACCGACGACGGCAGCCGCTGAATCATCGACCACTGAGATCACGACGCGGCGAGCACCGGAACCTGAAGCATTGCCAACACTGGCATCCATAAACGTCACGGGGTAAACCAGCGTCACAGTACCGTCGGTCAGTACGATCACACCGGAGGCCGCTACTGTAGGACGATCAGCTGCATTGTATGCCCAATTGTAGAAGTGAATCCCGTCAATCGTCTCACGGAACGTAACCGCTCCAGTGATTGCCTTGCTTGCTTGCCCAGTCCATTGGATCGTCCCCGTGATCGTCTCGCTTGCTGTCGGCCATGTGATTTGGCGTGAGGCGGTGCTTGCGATGTTGATCGACGTCGTGCCACTTCCGCCTCCACTGCTACCTGTCGCATTGATAGCCGGTATCCGCAACACGCTCACACCGGACGTTGTCGACGCAAAATCAAACACGGCGGCTGTTGCGGTTTGCTCTGCTGTCGACAGGGTGAATTGGTACACACCATTGCCGACATGTGTTGCCGTCGCATCATCCAAATCAGCGAACGCAGCATTATCAATCGCGATCCTGCCCGTGATGTTTGTAGCATCGCCAGTGACAGGACCGGAAGCGTTGAACGCTTTGACGTAGATGAATTGGGACATTGATTAGGCCAGTGTGAAGACGCCAGAAGCGTTGATAGCGACAGTCAAAGTATTGCCGTCCGTCGCCGTGACGTCGGCGGGAGCGTCATCGAGCAAGCAATAGCACAACACATTGCCACCGACTTCGTAAATGACGGCGAACCGTGCAACAATGCTTCCGCCGGATGCTGTCCAGACCGGATCGGTGGTTACGTCCACAGTTACGGTGGTCGTGCCCGCAAGTGTCAACGCGACAACGTTTCCACCCGCTGTGTACCCGTTTGCATTGGCTACCTCGTTGGTAAGTGCTGCATACGTTGTGCTTGCTGCACCAAGGTTTGAAGTTGATTGGAACAACGCCATCCGAAACGTATCGGTGTCAATATCGAACGTGCCATCAAGTAATGATGTTCGTCCGGCGTTTGTAAATGTCCAAGGGCCAGCAGCCATTGAATTAGCCTAGTAGGTGGTAATAGTATTGGAGAATCAGCGAATCAGTGATCGGATCGGTCGACGGCCTGTAGCCTGTCAAAATAAGTGATGCCGTTCCCGGTGTGAGGGTTACCGGGTTGGCGACATTTGGATTGTACGGTGCAATCACCAGTTGCAGCAAGGCAGGCGTGACGACAACTGGCAGACGTACTTCAGGTGCTAGCATCGTCAGCGTTAGAGATGCGGTTGCCGGAACGATTGTCTGAGGCGTCGAAACGACTGGAGCGAACGTGGTTAGCGTCAGTTCTGATGTCGTCGGTGTTGTTGATACCGCTCCGCTTGCTGCGATTGTTGGAGCAAACGTCGTAAGTGAAAAGGTAGCAGTGGTTGGCGTTACAACAATCGCTGCCGAGGCTATGACCGTTGGTACGAATGTGGCTAGCGTTAACGTCGCAGCAGTGGGAACTATTACCTTTGCATCACCAACAAGAATAGTTGGAGCAAATGTTGTTAATGTTAATGCAGTTGTGGCAGGAACAATCGTTTGCGGAGTTAATACACTCGGTTCAAATGTTGTTAGCGTTAGTGCGGCGGTTGCAGGAACAACGGCAACTGGTGTTGATACCGCTGGAGCAAACGTCGCCAACGTCAGCGACGCATTTCCTGGGGTGATTGACTGGGGCGTCGATACCACCGGAGCGAATGTGGCTAGGGTCAGGCTCGCTGTGCTTGGCGTTGCCGTGATCGGTGACGGTACGATGATACTCGGAACAAACGTCGTCAGTGTTAGGCTTGCTGTGCCTGGTGTGGCAGTCGCTCCACCAGCAGCAGGCAAGAAATACCGCCGAATCCGATTCGTTTCGTAGGCGATGCCGCGACGTAGGGCGAGGGTTGCGATTTCAGCGGGGGCTAGGGCACGGTTGTAAACTCGTACATCGTCAGCCTGAATGTTGTAGACTGCTGTCCCAATGACTTGCCGAAAAGTCGCTATGTACAGAGTATCTATCATAGAAGGTACTACATAGTTTCCTGTATTAGTTGCAACAAGTGACCCATTTACATAAATGCTCCTCAATGTATCTGATTCGCAAACTGTAAAGATATGCAGCCAAGTATTTAGCGAAAAAGTCTGTGTTGAAGCATAGTTCGTGAAGAATGACTGATCTGGGCGAAAACTAGACCAAGCTCTCCGAGAGGAGTCTAATCCAAGATGAACATATCTATTGCCCACCGAAGATGATCCAAGTGCGCAGAAAATTGTGTTCGATGTTCTTGAATTAAACCACCCGCCAAACGAAAACGGGTGAACAGGCTGAATGGCCTTGGCGACGATGTGGTC